TTCTTGATTATTATTAAATTTATCTATATTGATTCGAATTATGGGAGAGTTGAGAAATATCTTTTTTTGTGTTAATGGAATCGAATACAATACATTTTCTCAACAAAATGTTTTTAACATAGTGGCTAGGTTTTTTATCTCCCAAAAATATAATCCTAGCCACACCCCTTTAATTAAACAGGAGAAAATTGTATGCAATTAGAGTTAGACTATAAAGCTTACCAAAAAAACTCGGAAACATCTAAATCAGCTTGGGAAAATAAAAAAGACAAACAATCATTAAAAGAACAAATTTTTGATTTACTTTTAAATAATCCTTTAGCTAATCATCAAATAGCAGAAGTTATGAATATACCTTTAAGTTCTGTTTGTGCTAGGATAAGAGAATTACAAATAGATAAAAAAATTGAAGATTCTAGTAAACGAATTAAATCACAATATGGGAGAGATTGCGTAGTATGGCAAAGAACAAAACAAAGTTAGAAAAAGAACGTCTTGAAATAATTGGTAATATGCCGTGTTATGCTTGTTATCAAGATGGTAAAGAAATTAACGCAGAAGTTCATCACATTCGAAACAAAACTGGATTAGGTTTAAGGCCTAGTCATTTTGATACTATACCATTATGTCATAGTCATCATAGAACAGGTAAAATTTCAGTACATTTAGGTAAAAAAGTATTTGTAGAAAAATATGGTACTGAACAAGAAATATTAAAGATAGTTAATGAACAAGTAGAAAAAATAATACACGATAAATATAATATAATATAGGGAGAATAATATGTCAGATAATAATTCTTTGTTTGCAGAAGATGAATTGCAAGAAGATTGGAAAAAAGAATGGCAAGATATGCCAGAATTTGTGCAAGATAAGTTAGAACCTTATTGTGCTATGATTGTTAGATTTAGAAGCGAAGAAGATTTGCAAGAATTTGCAAAATTAATTGAACAAAATCTTAACAATAAAACTAAATCAATATGGTACCCAAAATTAGATGTGCAAAAATTAGTCAATACTAGATACGTTATACCTAAAAAAAATGAAAAATAAATATCCTATTTATGTCATTAGTAAAGGTCGTTGGGAATCAAGATTAACTTCTAAAGCACTTGAACGTATGAAAGCTGAGTATCGTATTGTTGTTGAACCACAAGAATATGATAATTATGCAAAATATATTGATAAGAAAAAAATATTAGTATTACCTTTCAGTAATTTAGGTCAAGGAAGTATTCCTGCACGAAATTGGGTTTGGGAACATTCTATTTTAGAAAAAAGTAAAAAGCATTGGATATTAGATGATAATATTTATGATTTTTATAGATTAAACAAAAACAAAAGACATATTGTTCAAACACCTGTAATATTTAGATGTTGCGAAGATTTTACTGAAAGATATGAAAACGTACCTATATCAGGTATGAATTATAGATTTTTTGTTGTAGCAACTGAAAAATATCCACCATTTTATTTAAACACTAGAGTTTATTCTTGTATTTTAATTGACAACTCAATCAAGCATAGATGGAGAGGTCGATACAATGAAGATACTGATTTATGTTTAAGAGTTTTAAAAGATGGTTTTTGCACTATTTTATTTAATGCTTTTTTAATAGAAAAGGCCGCAACAATGCGATTAAAAGGTGGTAACACAGATGAACTATATGCAGGTGATGGTAGATTAAAAATGGCCAAATCACTTCAAGAACAACACCCTGATATATGCACAATCACTTGGAAATTTAATCGTTGGCAACATCAAGTAAATTATGACGTGTTTAAAAAAAACAAACTTATTAGAATAAAAGATTTAAAATTAAGAAATATTATTAATAACTATGGTATGCAATTAAAGGAGATAAAAAAATGTCAATAAGTAGATCATCTGGTTACTTCATTTGTTACAGAAACGTATGGAAGCACCCTGTGTTTAAAAATCTTATGCAATCAGCTATTTGGTTGTATATGATTAGTTCAGCAAGTCATAAAGATAAGAATTTATCATTTATCAACAATAAGATATTTGTAAAAAGAGGAGAATTAATATTTCCTTTGAGAAAAAATGCTAAAAACTTTAATATTACATATTCTGAAATGAGAAGTTTAGTGTTAAGGTTGAAACGTAGAAATATGATTTTAACAAGATTAGCCCACTTACAGCCCAATAGCGATCACTTAAAGCAAACTGTTACGATTATAAGTGTTGTAAATTATGACAAATTTCAATACGTAGATGGCGAACAATCACTTACAAACCACTTACAACGCAATACTAATAACAATACTAATAACATAACTAATATTAGTATGGATTTAAAAAATAATGTTAATAAGTCTAGCAAAGATATAGTATATACAGGTAATCACTTTGGAGAATTTCAAGAAGTTATAATCCAAGGTAAAAGATACCATAAACATAGATGGAAAGACGAAATACCATTAAAGGAGATTAAATGATAACGACATCAACTTTACTTGCTGAACTGTTTACCAAAAAAATTATTGGTAAGAAAAAGCCAAAAAAAATTAACGTAGACAAATCAGTTAGAAAAGGTGCTAAAAAAGCTAAGAGATGAAATCAATAGTGTTCTTCTTGCAAGTCTTTAAAAGAGTTAGACAAAGATTGATTAGATTATCGCTAGAGAATAAAGCATTAAAAGTACAAGTTAAATTACTGATTGAAAGTATGAATCATAGAAAACATTGATGATAAAACGTAAAAAATCAAAATTTAGATCGGTAATTATAAACAAAAAAAAATATTATTTCTACACTATTAGGTGGTACGACATAACAGGAGACTCAGGTCACGCAACAGAAGAAGAAATGTTAAAATTAACCCCTGCTATAATGGTTTCACAAGCATATATATTTAAAAAAGATTCAAAAAGTATTTGGACATTTGCTAGTTATGATGAGAATGATGCTCAGTTCTCAGATCGTAATGTCTTTCCTATAGGTTGCATTATCTCTTTAGAAAAGATAAAAGTTTAAAATATGGAAAGAGACAAAATTAAGACAGATGACACAAATAAGACAAAATCTGTTGGAAGACCCAAAATAGAACTGGACGAAGAAAAGATAGCAGAATTAAGCAAACTTCAATGTACACAAGAAGAAATCTCAGCAGTAATGGGAGTATCAAGAAAAACTTTACAACGTAATTATGCACATATTATCGAACAAAATCGTGAACAAGGAAAAGCATCATTAAGAAGATCAATGTGGAAAAAAGCACTTAAAGATGAAAATGTTAATATGCAAATTTGGTTATCAAAGAACGTGTTGAATATGAGAGATAAAATTGAGACTCAGAATATTGTTGAACCACTTCCTCTCATCATAGAAGCTGATACATCAGATGGCTAAAAAGAATCTTGTAGGCATAAGTAATTTCACAAAGCAAACTAAACGTAAAAGACCAAGACAACACTCAAAGTCTTACAATAAGAAAATACCCAATCGTTCTAAATATCGAGGTCAGGGTAAATGAAAGTATTTATCATTAGTCTAATCTTGATTAATGGTAAATTACTAAAGCTAGAGATATACGAAGATTGTGCAATATGGTTTGACAAGAACGTAATAACTCACGAAAGAAAATTTACATTTAAAAAAGAAAATCATTACTATCATACCTACAAAGGCGAAAAAGTTTTTGGCTATCATTGTCGAGAATATAATTCAAAAATAGATTAGTTTCTGATATAAGCATTTTTATTATGGCTAAGTATCAGGGTAGATCAGTTAAATTAAATAAACCATTTAGAACACCATCAGCTTCTAAGAAGTTCGGTGTTTATGTTAAGAACAATCGTACTGGTAGAGTTCAAGTAGTTAGATTTGGTGCAAAAGGAATGTCTATTAAAAAGAATATTCCAGCACGTCAAAGATCATTTATGGCAAGATTTAGACCAATCCTTGCTAAGGTAAAAGGTCAAAAGAGTTTAAGTCCAGCATATTGGGCAGTAAAAAGTTGGAGAAAAGGTTTTAAAGTATGAAACTAGAATTTATTAATGAGGGTACATTCCAAGAATATGATTACAACTGTGAAAACGAAGAATGTGAATGGAAACAAGTAACTGAGTATTGGAGAAAATAAATGGATTTAATTAGTTTATTATTAGTAGTGTTGTTTTTATTTTGGTATTGGTTATGGCTACAAGAGAAAAAGTAAATAAACAAAAAGTTTTAGATTATATGCAAGAGAAAATAGAATCTGAAAAGAAGATGAAGTTTTTTCAAATGCTAAGAAAAGAAGTTGAAATAGGTGCTAATGGAACGCAAAAGTATGTTATAAAGCACGGAAAAAATAAAGGTAAAATTGTCTAAGAAAAACATTATTAACACACAGGAATTAACAATGGAGTTTATTTATGAGAGTACCAATCAGAATAATACGCAGACTCCGTTGGTTTGGATTTTTCCTTGCTCTATCTAGTGTTGTAATTCTAACGACATTCAAAGTTAATTATCTTCAAGCAACTGGTTGGGGATTGTCTGCGTTCTCTTGTAGCATTTGGATATTCGATTCTTATAGATCAAAACACAAACCAAGAATGTATATGGAAATGATGTATCTTATCTTCGGTATATGGGGTATAATAAATTGGCTATGAAATTTTTATTAGTTATACAAATCTGTTCAGCTATCTTACAACAATGTACTGAACCATTACAAATGAACACTTATCAATCACATTATGATTGTGCTACTGCTGGTTTTCTAAAAGGAATAACTGTGTTAAGAGAATTAGGCGTTGATTATTCTAACGAGAATAAAATGATAATGAACTTTAGCTGTCAGGAACTCACATCTTCTTAAATGTATTGTTTAGTAATTTGGGACGAAAAACAACAAAGATGGCACTTCTTCACAAACGAAGTATGGGCTACTAGAAAAGAGGGAGAAGAATATGCTAAAAGAAATAAGTTTAAGAAATCAGTAAAATGGAAAGTTCTTTGGTACGATAAAAAATATCGAATATATGAAAATAAAACTAACCAAACCTCAGTATCAAGTTAGTTCGTGCAACAAAAGATTTAGAGTTTTAATATCAGGTCGAAGATTTGGTAAGACATATCTAACTATTACCGAGATGATGAAATACGCATCTAAACCCAATCAGATCATTTGGTACGTTGCACCTACATTTAAAATGGCAAAAGAAATCTGCTGGTCTAAGCTAAAAGAAATGCTTAATCAATTTAATTGGATAGAAGATATAAACGAGACAACTCTTACAATACGAATAAGAAAAACAAATAGCGTAATCTCATTAAAAGGTGCTGAGAACTATGACTCATTACGAGGTAGTGGATTAAACTTTTTAATATTAGATGAGTTTGCAGATATAGATAAACGAACTTGGTTCGAAGTATTACGAGCATCTGTAGCTGATACTATGGGAGACGTATTAATGTGTGGAACTCCAAAAGGTTATGGTAACTGGAGTTATGAAATGTATCTTAAAGGAAAGCAAGATAAGGAATGGGCAAGTTTCCAATACACTACTATTCAAGGCGGTATGGTTTCTAAAGAAGAAATTGAACAAGCTAAACAAGACATAGACATTAGAACTTTTAGACAAGAGTTTGAGGGTACATTTGAAAACTATGCTGGTGCAGTTTATTATAATTTCCACCCTGTAGATTCTGTTGTAGATCGTAAGTTAGATTGGGAAAAACCATTACATATAGGAATAGACTTTAACGTAGACCCTATGTCAGCTTGTGTAGCACAAATGGAAAACGATAAACTTTATTTTGTAGATGAAATAGTTATCTATGGTTCTAACACAGATGAATTAGTGCAAGAAATACAAGATAGATATGGAACTAAAATACAAATCATTTGCTATCCTGACCCAGCTTCTAGACAACGTAAAACTTCTGCTGGTGGACGAACTGATTTAAGCATATTACAAAATGCTGGTTTCAATGTTAAAGTTAAACATAAACACCCAGCTATTAGAGATAGGGTCAATGCAGTTAATTCAAGATTAAAAGATTCAAATGGAACAAGACATATTTTTATTAGCAAATCTTGTAAAATATTGATAAAAGGTTTACAAAGACAAATTTATAAGGAAAATACAAATATTCCTGATAAAGAGGACGGCTTCGATCATATGAACGATGCTTTAGGTTACTTGGTTGATTACATTAAACCATTAACTGTAAAAGCACCTGAGACGAATCCGCAAAGATGGTCAGTTAAAGAGAAAACAAATTATGGCATACACACGAAACCAAATCTTAGATACTCATAAAGATTACAACGAGTCAGTATCTAATTGGGAGTTCTATATCAGAAGTTATAATGGTGGTTACGATTACACAGTAGGACAATACTTAAACAGATATAATTTAGAACTTGATAACGAATACCAACAAAGATTAATTAACACACCTTGCGACAATCATTGTCGAAACATCATACAAATTTATTCATCATTTTTATTTAGAGTCAAACCCAATAGAGAGTTTGGAGAATTAGAGAATGACCCTAGTCTATCTAACTTCTTAGAAGATGCAGATTTAGATGGAAACAATTTTAACTCAGTAATGAGACAAGCACAAAATTTTGCATCTATTTATGGACACATATTTTTAATTTTAGATAAACCGAATGTTCAAACAAGAACAAGAGCAGATGAACTACAACAAGACATAAGACCCTATGTATCAATCGTAACTCCTGAAAACGTATTTGATTGGAATTACACAAGATTATTAAATGGTAAATATGAATTAGACTATTTAAAAGTAAGAGAAGAAGTTGATCGAGAGGGTGGTTCTTATTTCAGAATTTGGACTCCTGAAAAAATAGATACTGTGTATTTAGCTAAACACGGAGACGACCCTCGTGTGATAGATACTGCCATTAATCAGATTGGCAAAATACCAGCAGTTATTTTATACAATTCTAAAAGTCATAAAAGAGGAATTGGTCAATCTGACTTGTCAGACATAGCCAATTTACAAAAATCTATTTACAATGATTATTCTGAGATTGAACAATTAGTTAGATTAACAAACCACCCATCATTAGTTAAAACTCCAAGTGTCAATGCTTCTGCTGGTGCTGGTGCTATTATTGAAATGCCTGAGGAGTTAGAACCTAATTTAAAACCATACTTACTACAACCATCAGGTCAAAACTTAGAGTCTATTATGAACACGATTAGAACTAAGGTAGAAGCTATTAATAGAATTGCACATACAGACGCAGTAAGAACTACTAAAGCACAAGTCTCATCAGGTATAGCACTACAAACAGAATTTGAATTATTAAATGCTAGACTATCTGAGAAAGCTGACAACATAGAAATTGCAGAAGAACAATTATTTAGATTATACGCATTATACCAAGACACAGTATTTGATGGAGAGATTGAATACCCTGAGTCATTTAACATTAGAGATTATGCTTCTGACTTAACATTCTATCAAATGGCAAAAGCTATGAACATTGAATCAGCTACTTTCAAAAAAGAAATTGATAAAGAGATTGCTAAAGCAGTAGTAGATGACAGCGAAACATTATCTCAAATCATAGATGAGATTAATACAAAACCTGAGGTTGGTTCATTTACACAAGATGAAGTTGAACAAGCAGAAGAAACAGTTGAAGCAGAAGTAATTTAATGAATGTCAGATATAATACAAAAAACTACAAAGTATCGTATCAAGCAAATAGAAATTGCCGAAGCTAAATATTACGAAGAACTTACAAAAGTCTTAGATCGAATAGAAGATAAAATCACATCACTTGCTGGACGAGACTTACCTACACAAGATGGTAAGTTAATTGAGTTACAATCAGCTATCGCAATTAGACCCAAAATAAAACAAATTTTAGACACAGAATATTTACCCTTTGCAGATAGAGTTGTTAGAGAGGGTTTTAACCAACAAGCTAAAAGAATTGAAAAGGCATTTAAACGAATAGGTCGTATTCCACCTGAGTTTCAAGAACTTACAAAAGGAGATTTGCAATTAGTACAAAATTTAAAGCAACAATGGTTTACTCAATTTAAAGATGTATCTAATACATTTACAAGTGAATTATCAAATAGAGTTTATCAAAACGTATTAGTTGGAAATGACTTTACCCAATTAGAAAAGGAATTAAGACAAACCATCAATGGAATATATGCTAGTTCTAATGACCCTGAAATTAATAGACTAATTACTTTTATTAATAGAAATCAAAACTCTACTAATCCTAAAATCTTAGATAAAGTTGATAAATCTGTCCAAGTATTACAATCCAAATTTGCAAGAGATCGTATTGGCAATAATATGAAACGATATGCTGGTCAAATACTAAACGATTCTTTACGAGACTTTGATGCTACCCTTAACTTCAATAAAGCAAATGAAGCTGGTTTAACTTATCTTAAATACTATGGAGATGTTATACCCACAACACGAGATTTTTGCAGAAATGTTGTAAATGGTGTATACGATAAACGTAAAGGTGGACTTTTTACGATTGATGAAGTCAGGGAACTTTGGGCAAACAATGGTTGGAAAGGCAAGAAAGCTGGAGACCCATTAATTGTTCGAGGTGGTTACAACTGCCGACATCAATGGAGTTACGTCAATCCTGATTGGTATGACGATAACGGAGAACTAATAATATAAACATAAAGGAGTAATACAATGTCCGAAGAACAAAAAACACAAACACAAGAAACACAAGCACCTGAAACTTCAAACGAAGAAGTTAAACAGGAATCAAAAACTTTCACACAAGAGCAACTTAATAATATTATTGAGTCTCGTATTATGGCTGAAAGAAGAAAATACGAAAAGAAAATACAAGAAGAAGAAAACCAAAAATCAGAACTTCTAAAACAAAAACAATTAGAAGAAGCTAAGTCAAAGCAAGAACTTGAAAAGATAATGCAACAAAGAATTGCTGAAAAAGATAATGAGATTAAAAGGTTTAGAGAAGAAATCAAAAAAGAAAAAGTTGATAAATCTATCTTAACTGTAGCATCAGCAAATAAAGCTGTATCTCCTAATCAAGTCGTTTCTTTACTTAAATCAGAAATACAATTATCTGATGATGGTAGAACTGAGATACTTGATAATAATGGTAATGTACGATATAACGCAAAAGGACAACCTTTATCAATCGAGGAGAGAGTTAAAGAGTTTTTAGATAGCAACCCACATTTCCGTCAAGGGTCTTTGTCAGGTTCAGGAAGCTTGAGTGCTATCGGTGGTAATAGCCAAAAACCCGTATCAATAGGCGACTTGGATTTAAACAATCCAGCAGATAGAAAAGTTTATGCAGAAATGCGTAAAGCTAAAGCTGGTTTTAAAATAAATCCTAAATTAACAATTAACAATTAACAAATAGGAAAATACAATGGCAAACGAAACAACAAGTTCAACATTGTCGGAACTATATACAGAAATTATTCAAGAAGCGATTTTTACGTTTCAAGAAACTTCTGTAATGAGACCGCTTGTTACAACTTACAACATAAACGGACAAGGTAAGCAAATAGCTGTACCTATTTATCCAGTAGTTAGTGCATCAGCAGTAAGCGAAGCAACTGACTTATCAAACACAGCAATCAACCCAACTGAAAGCACAATATCAGCTTCGGAAGTGGGCGTGATGACAACTCTTACTGACTTAGGTAGAGATACAGCATCTAGAGATGTTGCATCTGACATAGGTAAAGTATTCGGTGAAGCATTAGCTAAAAAAGTTGATTCTGATCTAGTTGCGTTATTCGCATCTTTTGCATCAGGCAACGATTTAGGTTCTGCTGGAACTGAACTTACTGCTGATCTGTTATTAAAAGCAGAAGCTACATTAAGAGCATTGAATGTACCAAGACCATACTATGGTGTGTTCAATCCAAAAGCTATGTTTAACTTGAAAAAGACTTTAACAAATGCTGGTTACTCAACAGGTGCTAATGCTCTAGGAATGAAAGGCGATGAAATTCTTAGAACTGGTTACTGTGGAACTGTATTTGGTATCGACTTATTCGAGAACGCAAATATATCTGTAGACCAATATGATGATTCAGTAGGTGGTGTATTCCACCCAGCATCTTTAGGTTTAGCTATGAAAGCTGATCTTAAATTGGAAAC